CAGCGCGAAGGCCGCATGCACCGTTCGATGAACGCGCTGACCGTGCTGAAGCCGCCGCGCCTGCCACTGCAATTCATTTTGCGCTGGTGCTACGACGACGCCGAGAAGCTGGTCGCGTCTTTTGACTTCACCATCTGCCAAGCCGCCATCTGGTTTCAGAACCATCGCTGGCAATCGCTGGTCAACGACGCGTTTTACCCCGACCTCGCCGCGCGCCGGTTGGTCTACACGTTTCCGGTGCGGGAAGAAGCGGCCGGCGGGTCAATGTTGCGCGTTCGGAAGTTCCTGCAGCGCGGTTACAACATTCAGGCAGCCAGTCTTGCCGGCGTCATTTCGCGGTTGGCGGTTGTGCGTGAAGTACAGAACGCGACAGGCGAGCAAGCCAAGGCCGTTGCCATTTCAGGCTTGCTACATGAAGTCGACCCGATGGTCGTGATAGACGGGCTGGACTTGGTCGACGAGCATGAGGTGGTCGCTTGAAAAAGCACCCCCGTCCTGAGCACTCCCCCATCGGCGCGAGCTCGATGTACCGATGGGCGGAATGTCCCGGCAGCATCCGGCTCACGAAAGGCATCAAGTCTGTCAGTTCCGAGTTTGCCGCAGAAGGAACGGTCGCCCACGACATCGGCGCCAAGGTGCTTGGCGGCGCCGAACTGATTTCGTTCCTGGGCACGAAGCAGAAAGCCGACGGCCACGAATTCGAAGTGACCGAGGAAATGCTGGAAGCAGTCGAGGTGTACGCCCAAGCGGTCAAGGCGGCACTCGTCACGAACACGCTGATCGAGCACAAGTTCGATCTGACCAGTGTTTATCCCGGACTCTACGGCACGGCCGACTGCGTTCAATTCGATAAGCCGCGAAAACTCTTGCGCGTGATGGATTACAAGCATGGCGCGGGCGTGGCTGTCGAAGTGGTGGAAAAGATCGACGGTAAGGACGTGCCCAATCCGCAGTTGATGTACTACGCGCTGGGTGCGTTGATGACGTGCGGCTTCGAAGTCAACGAGGTGGAACTGGTGATCGTTCAGCCGCGTTGCCCGCACGTTGACGGGCCGGTGCGCCGTTACCGCCTGTCCGCTATTGACCTGATGGACTTCGCGACCGAGCTCATCGACTACGCCAAAGCCACGGAGGATCCGAATGCACCGCTTAACCCTGGCGACCATTGCCGTTTTTGCGCTGCTGCTGGCGTGTGCCCTGCCATCCATGCCCGCGCCACCGAAACCGCGAAACAGGTGTTCGGACCAGCCAGTGCATACGATCCGAAGGCTCTCGCCAGCACTCTTGCGTGGCTGCCTGTCCTCGAAGCGTGGGCGAAGAACGTACGCCAGTTCGCTTACAACGAGGTTGAGGGCGGGAAGGCGATACCGGGGTACAAGCTGGTCGCGAAACGCGCCAACCGCGTCTGGAAGGACGTGGCCGCAGCAGAGACTGCGCTGAAAGCCGCGGGCCTGGGCGAACCGGAAATGTATGGCGAGCCCGAGCTTCAATCGCCGTCGAAGATCGAAAAAGCATTGACGGCACGAAAGATCAAACCTGCGGACCGGGCGGCCACTCTCGACCCGTTGGTGGAAAAAGTATCCAGTGGCCACACCCTCGTCGAAGAATCGGACGCGCGCCCTGTTGTGAAGCAGAGCGCGGCCGATGCTTTTGCAAACGCATAACCTCTGAAAAGGAAACACCATGTCAAAAGAAACCGTCCTCACCCCTGAATTCCGTGTGTCGTACCCGAACATCCTGACCAGCCGTGACGTCGAGAAAGACCAGAAAGACGGCACCAAGAAGATCGAAAAAGAATACGGGCTCAACGGGATTTTCCCGCCCGGCGCCGACCTGTCCGCGATGAAGAAGATGGCGCAAGCGTGCCTCGTCGAAAAGCTGGGCGCCGACAAAACCAAATGGCCGGCGAACCTACGCTCGCCGTTTCGCAAGTGCGAGGAACGCATGAAGGACGGCAAGCTGCCCGATGGTTATGTCGCCGGCGGCACGTTTATCAACGTGAAGTCCAAGACCAAACCCGGCCTGGTGAACGCACAGGTGCAGACGATCATCGACGAAACCGAGTTCTACGCTGGCTGCTATGCGCGCGCCCAGGTTCACGCCTACTACTACGAGTTCAAGGGCAACCGCGGCGTCGCGTTCGGCCTCGACAACGTGCAGAAGCTGCGCGATGGCGACAGCCTGAGTGGCCGCGTGCGCGCCGAAGATGCGTTCGAAGCCGTAGCCGGCGCCGAGTCGGGCGCTGGTGCAGCCGAAGATATCTTCGCGACCTAACCGATCGACAACCCATGGGCGCCCCTTCGGGGGCGCTCCTTTTTATCAGGAGTGACTAGATGATCAATCGTTTAGCGTTAATACTTTCTTTCGCGCTGCTCAAAATCGGAGGCCGCGCGCTGCTCGCGTCTATGTGGCTTCTCAATGTTTCGGAGATAGTCACCTTATGGGTGCGGATACGCCTGGTGCGCAAGCAGCGAGAGCCTTTGCCCTACTCCGAACGCATGACGGAAATCAGGGCCGAAGGGGTAGACGTCACGGCTGCGTTGGCCGAGGCGCGGCGCCGTATGGGATTGCCGCCGCGGAAATGAAAACTGCAACGGGTTGCCCGCTCAAAGCTATTCCGACGAGATACAAAGGCTACCACTTCCGCAGTAGGTTGGAGGCGCGGTGGGCGGTATTTTTCGACGCACTTGACATCCAATATATGTATGAAAGCGAAGGATACGAACTGCGCGACGGCACGAAATATCTACCGGATTTCTATCTGCCCGAGTTAAGTGGAGGGCTGCATGTGGAGGTGAAACCGACCATCGAGCCATTCCAGTTTAGAAAGGCAATGCGATTCAGCGAGCAGAATTTGTCGTCAATTTTGCTTTTGGTCGGGGAGCCCGCAGCCAGAAGCTACGTCATCTATGGAGGGGATGAACTCCCATGTGTCGTGTCCGGGACCGAATGCTTCTTTGAGGCATGGTCGGCGCATTTTTATTCAAAATACTTACCCGGCGGATCGCACGGCGACGAGAACCGGTTGTATCTGGGAAATTCGGATACCTACGACCGGCTGAAAGGCCGTTTCGCGGACAACAGTGAATTTATTTACGACTCGCGTGTGCGCCTCGCAATCCAGCAATCCCGATCCGCACGATTTGAATTCGGTCAGAGCGGCGCCACATGAACGTTCACCTCCACATCGACTTCGAAACCTGCAGCGCCATCGACCTTAAGGCGTGCGGGCTCGACGTGTATTCGAAGCACCCGTCGACGGACGTGTGGTGTATGGCGTGGACGCTCGACGGCGGGCCGGTCAATCTGTGGAAGATGGGCGAGCCATTCCCGTTCGTCGAAGAAGATTACGCACAGTTGCGCGGGGGTGTCGTCGTCGCCCACAACGCCCCCTTCGAGCTCGCCATCTGGAATCAGATCATGGCGCCCCGCTACGGCTGGCCGGAATTAAAGCCCGAGCAAGTGCAATGTACGATGGCGATGAGCTACGCGATGGCCCTGCCCGGCAGCCTCGAGAACGCGTCCGCGGCGGTCGGCATCGAAGAACGCAAGGACCAGGCGGGCCGGCGCGTGATGATGCAGCTATCCAAACCGAGAGAGGTGAAACCCGATGGGACAATCATCTGGTGGGACGACCCTGCCAAGCTGGACAAGCTCTATGCCTATTGCCGGCAGGACGTGGAAGTTGAGCGCCAACTGCATCGTCGGCTACTCGCGCTATCAAATTCTGAAGCTGCGCTTTGGCAACTGGACTACCGAATTAATCAGCGTGGTATTTTTATCGACCGGCACGCAGTTCAATCTGCGATTAAGATGGTGCAGGCAGAGCAAGCCCGACTCAACGGGGAAATGCACCGCGTCACCGGCGGCGCCGTGTCCACCTGCAGCGCCGTCGGCCAGCTTGGCGACTGGATCCGATACCGCGGCGTTGAAATGCCCGGCGTCGCAAAGGCCGATGTGCTTGACGCGCTCTCCGGGGGTGATCTGCCGGAGGACGTGCGCGATGCCCTCCATCTGCGTCGCGAGGCGGCCAAATCCTCTACCGCCAAGCTCAAAGGAATGCTCGACCGCGCCGGACCCGATGGTCGAGTTCGTGGAATGTTCCAGTATCACGGCGCGTCGACGGGTCGGTGGGCTGGACGCGGGATCCAATTACATAACCTTCCCCGACCGAATCTGGAACAGCCGAGCATAGAAGATGCCATTGATCACATCGGCGACGCCGAGTATCTGAACCTGATGCACGGCAGCCCGCTTGATGTGGTGTCCTCCTGCCTGCGCGGGTTTATCACGGCAGCACCGGGGCATGACCTGATCGCCGCCGACTTCGCCAACATCGAGGGGCGCGTGCTGGCGTGGCTCGCGGGCGAGGAATGGAAGCTGCAGGCGTTTAGGGATTTTGATGCGGGTATCGGCGCGGATATCTACCTGCTGACGTACGCCAAATCGTTCGGCCTCGACGTAAAAACCTTGAGCAAGAAAAGCCCGGTGCGCCAAGTCGGCAAAGTGGAAGAACTGGCGTTCGGTTTTGGCGGCGGCGTCGGCGCGTGGCGCACGATGGAGAAAGCCTACCGGCCACCGGCCATGACCGACAACGAAGTGAACGATATCAAAAACCGTTGGCGCGACGCCCACCCCGCCATCGCGGATTACGACGACGGGTATTGGGCGAAGCTCGACGAGGCGGCAATCTCGGCGGTGCTAAACGGCGGCCAGGTGTTCGAAGCGGGCGCGGCAGGTCGGCGTATACGATTCAAAGTCAAGGGCTCATTCCTCTGGTGCCAGTTGCCATCGGGGCGCCTGCTCTGTTACCCTTATCCCCGCGTTGTGGAAACAACAACACCTTGGGGAAAGGTCAAAGACACGCTGACCTTCCGCACGGAGTTGATCGGTGAAGCCCGCAAGAAAGCCAAGATTATCGACGACCCGCTGAACGGCGGGAATTGGTTTCGGGTTTCCACTTACGGCGGATCGCTGTCGGAAAACGTGACGCAGGCAGTGGCGCGTGACCTGTTGGCGGAGGGAATGGTTCGCATCGATCCAAAGTGGCCAGTGGTGATGCACGTTCACGATGAAATCGTTGTGGAAATCAACGAAAACGCGACACACGCCACGCCAATGATCGTGGAGAACGAAATGAAGAAAGTGCCCAAGTGGGCAACCGGCTTGCCAATCGCCGTCGAAGGTTGGCGTGGCCGTCGATACAGAAAGGGCTGATATGTGGAAACCAATACCGGAATGGCCGCAGTATGAAGTGTCTGACCAGGGGGAAGTTCGCTCGGTGACACGCACCGTACATATTAAAAACCCATACGGCGTGGTTAAGCCGCGCGTCTACGCCGGCCGCACGGTCAAGTTACCGACCATGAAAAGTGGGTATCAAATGGCGCACCTCTCTGCGCCGGGACGCGCGAAACGGCATGCATACGTTCATGCGCTGGTGCTGGAAGTGTTTGTTGGCCCCGTGCCAGAAGGCATGGAGTGTTGCCACAACAACGGCGTTCGCGCCGACAACCGGCTAGTCAACCTCCGCTACGACACGCGATCTGCAAACGCTTTAGACCGACACGCGCACGGCACGATGCCTAAGTGGCGCGGTGTCGAATGCCCGATCGCCAAGCTGGATGACGAAGGCGTCCGGTACATACGTGCGAACACGGGCGTCCTGACGCAGCGCGCGATGGGCAAGACTCTTGGAGTGTGCCACCGCACCGTAGGGTCAGTCATTCGTGGCGAATCGTGGAGTCACGTCGCATGATTGAGGGGCTGGTGATTGTTTTTGCGGTCGTGTGGATCGTCGCCGTGTTCGCGGCCGGCGTCTACGCCATCATCAAGAACCGGGGCAACGTCGATGGCCGATGAGTGCGACCGCGGCAACGAGACTGCCGAATTGTTTTTGAGCGTTGCACGCGCCGCGGTCAAGCCAGCCGTCGCGCCGATGGGCATAGGCATCTGCATCAACTGCGGCGCTGACGTAGCGGGTGACGCGCGTTGGTGCGACACCGAATGCCGAGCAGATTGGGAGGCGCATGGGCATAAGTAGCACACCGCGCCGGCTGTTCGTGTCGTTCTCTGGTGGCGAAACGTCGGCATACATGACGGTCTTGATTCTCACGGTGTTCCGGCATTTGTGGGACGAGGTGGTCGTGCTGTTCTCGAACACGGGGCGTGAGAACGAAGCCACACTGCGGTTCGTCCGACTCTGCGACCAGGTGCTGGGCTTCAAGACGATATGGGTCGAGGCTGTTGTGAACCACGGGGTTCGCAAGAGCTGCGGCCACCGCGTAGTTGACTTTGATTCAGCGTCCCGCAATGGCGAGCCGTTCGAAGAAGTAATCAAAAAATATGGCATACCCAATGTCAAGTTCCCGCACTGCACGCGTGAACTGAAATTGAATCCAATGCTTTCGTATGTGGCCAGCATCGGCTGGAACAAGGGCACTTACGACACAGCCATCGGCATCCGCGCGGACGAACCCTCCCGCCGTGACAAGAATTACGTCGAAAAGCGCATCGTGTATTTGCTCATGGACATGGTGCCCACGACCAAGACGCAGGTCAACGCACATTGGGCCGCGCAGCCATTTCGATTGGAGCTTACGGGATACCAAGGCAACTGCAAAAACTGCTTTAAAAAATCAATGCTGAAACTCCTGACGATCGCGGATGAGGATCCAACGGTGTTCGACTGGACAACTGAAATGGGGGAACGGTATGGGCATGTCGGCAAGGAAACAAATCACCGAATCAAAGGCTATCGACGGGTATTTTTCCGCAACAATTTGTCGTCGATAGACTTGATCAATTTGCATGAGCTATCGCGCGACGATCTGACTGCGGTCGTTGATGATTCACTGGCCGTGCCGGTAGTGGACGGCTGCTCCACTGAAAGTTGTGAGGTGACGTTTTGATGAGAACAAAAACAGTTGAATCTTACGGGGTTCGCATTTTCATGGCCGGGGATAAAGCCGTCATCGAACAGGTGTGCCGCGAACACTGCATGGAGGTGGGGCTGTGCGTTACGGTGCAGGCCGCCGAGTTCATATATACCGGCGGGCAAGAGTCAGGTGTCGAAGTTGGGCTTGTGAACTATCCGCGATTTCCGAGCACTCCGGTTGAGATAAAAGCAAAAGCCCTGACTCTGGCGGAAAAAATGATCGAGCGCGCCTGCCAGTGGTCAGCCTTGGTCGTCACACCGACGGAATCCGTGTGGCTGGATCGGAGGCCGGCATGACCAAACTCGACCACGCCCGCGCGCTCGCAGCCAAAGGCTTTCACGTTTTCCCGATCGTCGAGGGCAAGAAAGCCCCACCACGCATGGAAGGCTGGCAGCGTGTGGCTACACGGGACATTCACAAGATTCAGGCGATGTGGGCGTCGCATCCGAACGACAACATCGGTATTTCAACCAGCAAATTCGGCGAGCGCGGTTCGCTCGTCGTGATCGACGTAGACAACAAGGGCGACAAAGATGGCGACGGGCAATTACTCGGACTCGAACTTAGTGGGCTTGACGTTACCCCCACATTTGAAAATCACACGCCGACGGGTGGACGGCACCTGGTTTATTGCTGTGACAAACCAGTTAAGCAGGGAGTTAATGTTCTTGGTCCCGGCCTCGACCTGCGCGCTAAAGGTGGATATATCGTCGGGCCCGGATCCACGATCGACGGTGTGCCGTATCACGCTGCGGATGGACCAGTCGCTCCCGCACCTCAGTGGCTCATCGATCGCGCAGGCAAGCCCCGCGAGCGAACAACCACTGAACGACCTCCCGGACCCGCCCCTGAGTCCGCAGTAGAACGGGCGAAACATTATCTTTTAAATGAAGCGCCCCTTTCGTTGAAAGGTGCTGGCGGGGATGCCACCTGTTACCAAGTCTGCTGCCGTGTAAAGGACTTCGGCGTGACGCAGGACCAGGCGCTCGACCTGATGCTCGACCATTGGAACGACCGCTGCCCGCCCGGCTGGGCGCCCGACAAGCTGGCCATCAAGATCAAGAACGCATACGCCTACGGCATCGATCAGCCAGGCGTCGCAGCACCCGAGGCGGCGTTCACTCCCGTTATCGCGCACACCGATAAAGACCAAGTATCGGCCGAGCCGATAAGTGACCACCCCTTCGACAAGCTCAACAAGGAATTCGCCTACGTGATCGCGGGCGATGGCGACCACATCATTTGGGAAACGACGGACGAAGCCGGCCGGGCAGTGCTCAAACACTTGTCGATCGGCACGTTCCATCGGCGGCACGGTGCATGGACCATGAATGCGGGTAAGCGCGACGAGCCCGTGACCGAGCTCTGGATGAAGCACAAGCGGCGCCGTGCGTACGACGGCCTGGTGTTCAACCCCGAGCAGCCCACCGACCCGCGGTTCTACAACCTCTGGCGCGGCTTCGCCGTGAAGCCCTTGCCCGCTGACGAGACACCCACTAAAGAGGCACAAGATGCACTCGACGCTTTCCTCGAGCACGCCCGCGATAACGTCTGCCGGGGTGTCGATCAACTTTATCGATGGCTCATCGGCTACTTTGCGCATCTGGTACAACGGCCCTGGGAAAAACCACTTGTCGCTCTGGTGTTTCGCGGGGGGAAGGGCGTCGGAAAGAATGCTCTCATCGAGCGAGTCGGCAGCCTGCTTGGCGGCCATTTCCTCCTTACTTCCAACCGACGATACCTGCTTGGCAACTTCAACGGGCACCTCGAAAACTGCCTCATGTTTGCGCTGGATGAAGCGTTTTGGTCGGGCGATAAACAGGCTGAAGGTCAGATCAAAGATTTAATCACAGGGAGCCAGCATGTCATCGAGCACAAAGGCAAAGAACCGTTCCGCGTCGACAACCGCACGCGCGTGGTCATTATTGGAAACGAAGATTGGCTCGCGCCTGCCTCCCACGATGAACGCCGATTTGCTGTGTTTGATGTGGGCGACGGGCGCAAACAAGACCGCGGATATTTCGAAGCTATGCGCGTCGGGATGGAGGCTGGTGGGTATCGGCTCTTGCTACGCCACCTTCTTTCGACCACGCTCAGTGACGTCAACAGCGCCCCTCAAACCGAAGGGCTGCTCGACCAGAAGCACGCCACCCTCGACCCGTTCCAGCAGTGGTGGCTCGACTGCCTGCACGACGGCAAGCTCATCGGCAGCGACTTCGAAACCGCGTGGCCAGGGCAAGCCGAGTGTGATCGTTTCCGGGGTGCGTTCCGCCGGTATGTCCGTGAACGGAACATACGCTCTCGGATCCCTGACGACACCGCCATCGGCAAAACGCTCAAGAAAATCTGCGCCGGCGCCCACGCGTCGAAGAAGCGCGACGGGCAAGCGATGTTGAATACCTACAAGCTGCCGTCACTGGCGGACGCGCGCGCTGCGTGGGATAAATACATCGGGCACGGCGTTGAGTGGGTGGCGGAATGATCAGATGAACTCCAACCCCTTGAGCACAACCGCAGCCACCACCATGACCACCGACCACCAGAACAAAGCGATCAGCAGTTCACGCAACGGTCAGTAGCCCCGCTTCACCGAGTACGGATTGCCCTGCGTCGGCAGGCCGCCCATCTGCTGATTGAACTGCTGCCGCTGGGCGTCTTGCCGTTGACGCTCCTGCTCCATTTCATACTGGCGCCGTTGCTGCTCGGCCTCCTGGCGCAGGCGCGCGGCGTATTCGTCGCGCTGGCTGGGCTGGCCGCCGTACGGATTGAGTGTTTGACCGATCGCCGCGGTCGACACCAGCAACAGCACTGCTAAAATGATTCGCATGTTTTCTCCCTTCGAGTGGTTACGGCGGCCAGATTGCACCCGAAATATGCCGCCGTCAATACGCCGCAAGAGTCGTGCAACCCCCATGCAACCTTGAGCCGCCCACTATTCTGTTAAGTATATGTAGCAAAATAGTTTTCACGTAGAATTTGCACTGGTTCGATCCCAGTACGACCCACCAGTTTTACCCTCAACGCAACCAGTGTCCTCCCCTTGAAATGTTGATTTAATTGCATTTGTTATGCTAACGCGTTATGATTATCACAATTGATTGTTAAAGATAAAACGGTGTCGGAGCATTTTTGCAACCAGTGTGCAACCTTGGAGGGGACTGTGGCTAAATCTAGGTACATGACAAAGGCATCTTGCACGCCGGAACGGTGGGCTAAATTTTTAGACTCTCAGCGCGCGTGGCGGAAAAAGCGAATGAAGAACCCAAAGCATCGGGCGGCATACAACGCGCGCCAGCGATTGGTGCAGGCCACGTATCGCGCGCGGCACCCACACCGCGCGCTGGCTTTGCGCGCCCGTCGCCGTGAGCAAGTATCTGGCATGTCAACCGCACTCGCTACGCTCCTGCGCGAGGCACAAAAGGGCCGCTGTGCAGTGTGCGCCTTGCCAATCGAAGGTAAGAACGAGCACGCGGACCACGATCATGTCACCGGAAAGGCAAGGGGGCTGCTGTGCAGTAAATGCAACAGTGGCATAGGTTTGCTGGACGACAACGTCGACCGGCTGCTTGCTGCGGTTGAATACTTGAAGAATCCGCCGGCCAATCAGTTCGACGTGTTCCAATGATCACCCCCGCCGCCATCAAGTCGCTGCAGCCGGGTAACGTGCTGCGCGACGACGTCGTCACCGGATTGGAAGTGCGCGCGTTCACCGATCGCAAAGCGTACTACCTGTGGTTTCGCACGAAGCTCGGCCGCGCGCGCCACCCCAAGCTGGGCGATACGACCGTCATGTCGCTGGCCGATGCGCGCGAGGTGGCGCGCAGCATGCTGCTCAAGGTAGCCAACGGTGCCGACCCCATCGCAGAGCGCGGCACCGCGCGATCTGAGCCCATGCTGTCCGACCTGTGGACGAAGTTCTGGAACCTGCACGCCAAGCGGCTGAAGGGCGGCGAGGACTATAAGCGCATGTGGGACAAGCTGGTCGAGCCCGACTACGGCAAGGTGCGCGTGCGCGCGTTCGCCTACGAGGACGTGGTCGATATCCACGACGGCCTGAAGGACACGCCCTACCAGGCGAATCGTGTTCACCAGTTTCTGTCGAGCATGTTCAATTTCGCCGAGCGCCCGTTGAAGTGGCGCGAGTTGAACAGCAACCCCTGCCGCGGCGTGAAGCTCTACCAGGAAATAAAGCGGCGCCGGTTCGCCACTCCCGACGAGCTCAAGAAGATCGGCGACCTGCTGGTGCTGGCTGCCGCGCGGGATCCGCAGTCGGCAGCGTTCATTTACCTGCTGCTCTACACTGGCGCCCGGCCCGCCGAGATTGAATTCGCCCAGCGGTCGTGGCTCGAGCCGTTGGGCGACGGGGGTGGCGTGCTGCGCCTGCCTGATTCAAAGACCGGCCAGCGGTCGCTCTACCTGCCCGCGCAGGGCATGGCGATCATCAAGACGCTGCCGGCGTATCCCGATGGTACGATCTGCGGGCGCAAGCAGCCGGCGAAGTTCTGGCGCACGATACGGCGCAAGGCCGGCTGCCCGGACCTGCGCATGTATCCCGACCTGCGGCGCTCGTTCGCCACGGTGACGCTGGCCAGCGGCGAATCGATCGATATGGTGGGCGGGCTGCTGGGCCACAAGACGCGGCAGACCACGCTCGTCTACGCGCGCTTGATGGAGGATGCTGCTGCTGCCAGTGTGGCGGCAGGGGGGAACAAGATGGCGCAGTTGCTAGGCCAGGGCAAAGCAGATATTGGCAACGGCGTAAGCGATGAACGCGCCGGCCATGCTGCGCTGGTCAAGTGACCAGTAATCCAGCGCGGTCAGCAGGTAGAGCCCTGCTGCCGCGATGAGTGCCCACCGTTTCATTTAGTGGCGACGCCCTCGATTTTCTCTTTCGTACGCATGGCGCCCAAGCCCAGCATGCCGAACAGCAGGGTGAGCAGCGTGCCCATGTCGAGCGGCGGGAACACGACAGTCTTGCCGTATAGCCCAGCGCCCCACGTCGCCAATGGCGACACGATGAACTGGAAACCCAGCCCCAGCCCGCACATCCAGCCCACGAAGGGGCGCCAGCCAGCGACGAACAGATTGCTGCTGCCGGCTTCCGCCTGGTTGACCGCGAGTTGCCCCTTAGCCAATTCAGTGTCGGCGGTCATCTGCGCGAGCTCGCCCGACTGTTGCATCTTCAGGAGTTCCAACTGCGCCGCGGCTTTCTGTGCCGGGTCGGGGATCAACCGATCAATCAGCTTCGCGCCGATCGATACGACGCCACCGATGATGTCGTCGACGCCGAACATATCAGACCGCCTTCACGACTGCGGCTTTGATCACGTCCAGCTTCGCGTGGATCAAAGCATTTTCGTCGCTCGCCTTCTGCCGCAGCGATGCGTTCAGCGCAGCCGCTTTGACGCCGAACAAGTGGTCGGCGACCACGCCGAGAACGAAGCACACAGCACATGCGATGACAGATATTTCCATGTTAATTTCCTTTCAGGGTTGAGTTAATGGTCAATGCGAAAAGCCGCTTCAGCCACCCGCGGCCATAGGTGTCGAAGTTTCGAGTGCCGGTGTAACGCAGCGCACGGTCAGCCAGGTATAGCGCGCACAGTTCGTCCTGCGCTGCGCGCTTGATGGCGACCAGCGTGTTCTGCCCGATGACGCCGTCCTGCACAGTGCCAAGTGTTTTCTGCAGCAACTTGACCGCAGTGCCGACACCTTGGTTGACCGCGCAGTCGAACACCATCGCGTTGACTGGCCACGGCAGATCGTCGCAGCGGGCGGGTTCCCAATACTGCGCTTGGTATATGGCCTGCGCGCCAGCCACCGTCAGGTTCGCGATGTCGACGTCGGGGTGGTCGCGCTTCGTGATCCCGTATTTTGTTTCACCACCGGGGTCTTTGGGGTCGTTGCTGTAGCCGCCTTCGGCGCCGATGACCAGGGTGAACGCTTTTTCAAAATCGCCCATCAGATTTCCTTCCCGCAGGACAGGCGCGCACGCTGCACGACTTCGGTGACGATGGCGATTGGTACGACAATGCAGCCGCCATTGGCGACGCAGTAGGCGGCCTGCTCTTTCGTGAGCGTCAACGTCATCGTGCCATCGGTGTTTGTCTTGGCCGGAATATCGGCGGCCGGTGCCAGTGAGCAGCACGACAGAATGAGCAGCGACAAAGCGGCGAGAGCGGTTTTCATGAGTACGCCTTTTCGAGAAAGTTGAGGGAAACGAACATCGGGTCGTAGCGGCCTTGCTCGACTTCATGCTTGACGACGATCTGCCGGCGCTGGCTGTTGCCCTGATAGCCCAGGTAGTGCTCGTCGTGCAGGTAGCACGTCCCGCAGAACAAGCCGATCTGCTGCGTCTTTTTGTGCATGGCGATGTCGGTGTGCTGCACATGGCCCATCGTGCAAGACCGCTGGCGCTCGCGCAGCATGGCCGCCGCGCTCGATGCCGGCCGGCCCATGACGCCACTGGTGAAATAGTGCGAGTACTCGACACCGTCGATTTCCACGACCTTGAGAAAGTCGTGCATTTCCCACCCGTAGTCCTTGATGCCCAGGTCGGCGATGTCGAACTTGCCCTCGTATTCCGGGTTGTTGTCGGCCAGCCGAATGATGCGGTGCTCATGGTTGCCCAACGTGAACACCATGCGCGGCTTGTATTTTTGCTTCGTCGTGCGGTTGAATTCTTCGATGGGCTTCAGCAGTTTCTCCATCGCCACCTGGCCCGACTTCACGCAGTTGACGTAGCGCCGCCCCTCGAATGGCAGCTTGCCCTTGTCGTACATCGACAGTGATTCCATGTCCCAAAAGTCACCGATGCAGATGAGCACGTCGGGCTTTTTCTCGACGATGTAATTGCCGATCCAGTCGAGGTGGTCATTGCGCACACCGGGTTTCGATTGCACGTCAGGTATGACCAGGTGCATGCGTCCGATGCGCTGGCGCGAGTAGACGCGTGGTGCATCTTTGCGAAATGTGGGGCGCAGACCGTGAAGTCGCGCCTGCTCTGCGCGCGAATCAACGGTGCGCGCGGGCAACTTGGTCGCGCCAGCCTTCAGCGCCAGATGCCCGCTGCCGAATTCCTCGACCAGATTCAGGGCTTCGATCGCGAGCTTGTCGCCGAGCTTCGGTGTGGGCATCAGAATCCCTTTAGCGGCCAGCCCATTCGCCGGCAGATGACTGTTGCGGTGGCTCGGAAAGTGCTGTCGTGCGCGCGACGCTCGATGTCGCCGTGCTTTTCCAGAACGAGGTGGCACATTTCGTGGGCCAGCGTGCGAAGCAGCCGGTATGGGCTTTGGTCGGGGCACACGTCTATGCGGTCGCGGTGCGGGTAGTGGAACCCGTCGCAGCCCTTCTTGCGGCGCACGCGCAGCGTGACACGCTGGGGCAGAACGAAATCGAAGAAAGCGGCGCGGTGCAGGAACTCATACGCGGCGTGCAGCGCCACGTCGTCGACCAGATGCGGCGGCGGTTTCATTTGGCGTTCAGCAAATCCCGAACCTGATCAGCGCCATGCCACGCTGCGGCGATGCCCGCCCCGACAGCCGCGACCCATTTGCAGACGGACGCGAAGATACGGAACGACGTGAGAATCTCACGCACCTCTTTCGTGACAGTGGTGTTCTCGACCATCTGCTCTTTGAGCGTGGTCACGTCGCTGATGATCGTGGCCAGCAGCGGATCCGGTGCGCGGCGCTCAGTCACAGCGGCTGCCCCACAAAAGGCGGCTCGACCGCTTTCAGCGCGTGGTCTTTCTCAAAGATATTGGTCAGCGCGATAACGAATTTGAATTTCCACGGGATAGGCTGGCCGGAAAGAACCCATCGGCCCGCGTGGCTGCTGATCGTTTCCTGCGGCAGCCCGCCGAAGATGAGCGAGTTGTCGAACTGGTCCAGCGCCTTGCCGCAGCGATACACCCATGCCCGGATGTTGTCGTTGCCCAGCGCGTAGCAGAAGATGCCGATGGGCAGGCACAGCACGCCCAGCAGGGCGATCGGGCCGAAGGCAAACCAGAACAGCAACGCCAGTAGAACCTGCTTTGTGCGATCGTTCATTTGATCTGCCTCCGTAGATTTTGGACAGCCGCATCTTCGGCGGCAGCCACTTGCGCCACGGGATGCTGTGCGGGAATGATTCCGGCCTGCACCGCAGCCAGGAGTTGTTCGCGGAAATACCGATGCGTGAACGGGTGCGCGTTCTCGATCGCGTCGATCTGCGCCAATATCTCCGCATTCGGATTAGGTGGCGGCAGGGCTGCGATTTCCTCCGGTGTCAGTTCGATAACTGACTGCTCGCCTGTCATGACATCAACTTCGATTCTTTGCACGATTAAGTCTCGTAAGCTATGTTGATTTCGCCAGCATCGAACGTGTTGGCGCCGCCGAGCGTAGTTATCCGAACTTTTGACAGTGCGCCGGCGATGGCCTTTGTCCCGGCACTGGTGGCGATCAATCCGACATTCGAGTCGTATAGCGTCGAAAATGCCGACCAGGTGTTGTTGCTGGAATTTTCCAGCGTCAGAACCATGACTCCGCCGATTACACTGGCCGCTGCCTCGGACGTGTCGATGCCGATGAAACTGATCGTGGATTGCGTCGGGCCTGTGCCGGTGTGCTGGGCGGCAGATAGGTAGCTGGACGTCTCAATGCCGCCGCTCGGCCCGATCTGAACGCACAAGCTGGACGTGCCGTTGGTCGAAACGCCGACGAAACTGATCGTGACGCGCTTGACGCCTGCCGGCAGTCCGGTGAAGTCAATCGATGTGCCGGAAGTAGAGGGAACCGGCGTACCGAGGGTGATCCCGCTGGTCGCGGTGAACCACTCGGGCGCGGTAGCCCCCGCGTTCATTCGCAGTTGCTGCAGCCCCGTTCCAGCCGCCAATCGCGCCGGCGTGTTCGCAGCACTCGCGTAAAGCGTGTCGCCCGTCGTCGTCAAAACATTGGCGATCGAATCCGTCCACGAAACGTCGGTGCCATTCGATGTCAAGACGCGTTTGTTCGTGCCGATGCCGAGCTTGGCCCATACACCCGCAACACCCGCGACAAGAACGTCGCCACGCGTGCCCGCTGCCAATTTAGCCGGTGTCACTGACCCGTCGGCAGGCGTTTGCAGTGACGCGCTCCCGATGTCGAGTGCCACCAATGCCGTCGCCGTCGAGTTGAACGCAAGAACTTTATTCGCCGCAGGCGTTGGCAGCGTCAGCGTCGTGCTGGATATGTCCGCGTCCGACAACACCAACGAGCGTGACACCAGACTTTTCAGCCGGCGCACCATCAGCGTCAAAACGTCCAATCCCTTTTCCACCGACTCCGCGGGCAGCGGGTCATTGGCGACGAGGTCGAGCGTTTGCTGCACGACAGGGTCAGCGTAGATGACAACGGAGGCAAGATTCGCGGGTGCCACGCTAAACACCACATTCGCGCCCGAGAGATAGCGCCCGACAGAGTCGATGCTGCCCGACAGTGTGTAGTCAGAGTTGAGCACCATCGTCACGCCGTTAACCAGCACGATCAGATCGGCCGCGGCGGTGAACGCATAGTTGTAGGCAAACGAGGTCGTAACCCCGTTTCCGGTCGCGGTAGCTCGGTTGTCTGCTGCGGCTGGAATGGTCATGGTTCAATCCCTCGAATTCGCATTATCTCATTCCGTTGTGTTTTTCTCAATGGGCTGAGAAAGACGCTTGGCCAGTTCGCCCGTGATGCGGACAATCTCGGCCTGGCGCTGTTCCGGCGTCAGGACGGTCGCCCGCGCCACCCCGCGCGCTTTCTCAAATACGATATCAAAAGCCCGTTTTTTGATCATGTCCGGCGCGTGCGCCCACATCGGCGAATTCACCATTGGAGCCATGATTTCATGGGCTAAATGCCCGGCCACGTCGCCGAATTTGTCCTGCTGATCGGGCGTCAACGCCACTTCACCCAGCTTGTGATCGTGCCCGGCCGGCAGTTCAATCGACTCGGGCGCTTTGGCGACACCCACCTTGAGCCGCGCGGCTTCCGCGCGCACCGGGTCGTCCGTCACGGTGTTGGTCTGAATCGGCGACACGACGCCCAGGCGCTCCCGATTGGCAATTTTCTCGCCGAACGTGTCGCGCTGTGCGACCAGCGTTTCGCGCGCAAACGGTATCCGGTTTTTCACTGCATCGATGGCGCTGTTGATTTCCCGAATGTAGGGGTCGTTCAACTGCGCGTTCTGCGCGATAACGCCGGGGATAACCAGGCCCGCGATGCCCTGCGCGAACTTGGCACCGTAGCGGTCGGGCTCGGTAATCGCGTGAATGATGTTGGCGAAGCCCTGCAAAAACGTCTGCGACGTGATCGCGTTGCCCATGGCGACGGCCAGCATCTTCGGAGTTTTATCGCGTTCCTCGGGCGTCATGTGCTCGCTGACTTCGTGCATGTCCGCATACATGCCCAGCAGCGTGCCGACAGGCTGCAGCCGCTGATAGGAATACCACTTGTCGCCGATCTTGATCGAGTACGGCTGCCAGCCGGCCGCCATCATCGTGCGTTTTTTATTCGGATCGGGGTCGCCGGCGCCGCTGATGTTGCCAGCCATTGCGAAAGACACTGCCACGCCGCCGATCGCGGCGCCGACCAGCACTTCAGCCACTGCCTTGTCACGCGCGGCGCCGCCTTCCGACAGCGCCTGCCGCCACTCTTTGATCGCGAAGGCTGCGGGCGTCATGCGCAGAAGCTCTTTCGCGATGTTGCCCGGTGTCTGAACGAATGGCACTACCAGCCTTAGCACCGGCGCGGCGCCGAGCAAGTCCTGCACGGCCTGCGCAATCGGACCACCTTTGGTGTTGAACGTGAGCCGGTCGCCCGCCGCCTTGATCGCCTCGGCCATCTTCGCGTCGGGGTTCTGTGAAATCTCAACCACGCGCTTGCGGAATTCACGCGTCAGCGGGTTCAGCCCCTCGGACGTCGCCTGTCGCGTGGCGAGGGAATACGCTTCGCCGCGTTCGTTCATCGTGCGAAACAGCGCGTCCACTGCGGATAGTTGCCCGAACGTGAGCGTGCGCAGGACGCGACCCGTTTCGCCCGGGATCGCGCCCCGCTTGGTGTCGGTCTTGCCGCTGCCTCTGTCAGTCGCGTCTTTCCAGTTTTCCCACGTCGCCTTGACCCCTTCGACGCGGAGCATCTTGCCAACATAGGTAAGGGCGTCAATCGTGCCGTGCAAATTGCCGACCAGTCGGGCTACAGGCTCCATCGCTGTCACGCGGTCAGGACCGGAACGGAACATACCTATACCGGCTGCAACCGTTTCCACAACAGGACGCAAAGCCGCAAACGTCGTGTTGCCCATCAGGTTCGCCATCTGCGTGAACGGGCCGGATATCATGCCCATCTTCACTGCCTCGTTAACCATTTCCATCGTCGTCGCTTTCGCAGCGTCGCGCGAGAATTTCGCCATGCCTTCCGGCGTGCTGATTTCGCCAGCCACTTTCAGGAGTGTGTCGGGGTCGCCGCCGTACATGTCGACCAGTTCCTTCATGCGCGCGGTGTCCTGGCGCAGTTCCTTGAACCGCTTGGCATACTCGACTGCGCGCGCCGCTTCGGTCAGGCCACCGGCGAAATCGGATTGAATCATCGCCAGCTTGTTGATCGCGTCGAGTGCGTCCAGCTTCATCTGGTCGGTCGCGGTGCCCGCCGCCTTCGCGTCATTGTGCGTCTTGATCGCGGCCGCGGCATCGTTCGCCGCCTGCATCAGCAAGTCGCCACGCACTTTCATGTCGACCGCGCTGGCGGCAGTCCCGCGCTCGCGTCCGGCGAGAATCTTCTGCGCGTCCGGTCCCATCAAGTCGTTCAGCACCGCCTCGGCTTTGGCTTCCGTTTCGGCGTGCGACTGCGGCTTGCCGTCGGCGAGATACACTTCGTTCATGCGGGCAACCGTGGCGCGCAGCGCGTCCGGGCCGTCGATCGACTTCAGGTTCAGTTGATACGGAACCTGCGCATCCGGTATGTCTGCAAACGGGTGGTCGAGGACTGCTTGCGCCTTGTCGCCGGGGAAGGCGTCGCGCGCTGCGGTTTCGGCGGCGAGGGGGCGGTAGGCTACAGGCAACTCGTCGGCCGTTACGACTTTCGTGGACGAACCTTCGATATTCGCCGCTTGTGACGACTTCAGTTCGGCGGCAATCTGCGGATCCGCCTTCGCGTCCGCCACCACTTGCGCGGGCTCAACGCCGGTTCGCGCGTAGATATTCGCAACCTTGCCGGCGACGTGCGTGGCCGCGTGCAGCCCGCCAATCATAATCGCGGCGTTCAGGAAATCTTCTTTCTCGGGCAGATGCCCCGACAGCGCGGCGTTCGCCGTAACCATCGTCGTGCCCTCAGTCACAGCACCCGCAGTATTAATTGCTGCATTCGCCCCACCCACCGACAGCGTTTCGCCGATCATCGGTGCGACCACTTTGCCGACCGTGCGCGCGGCCAGTCCACCCGCCCCGGCAGTCAACCCCCCAACCAGCGCGTCCTTCGCCGTTTCTTTGGCGACGATCGCCGTGCGCGACAGGAAATCAGCCACGCCCGTCACTTCACCTTTCGAATACGCCTGAATCAGCGACTGCCGGATCGCGGTCGGAACGGCGAATGCGCCAGCACCCCCGCCGATGATGCCGCCAACCACGGCGCCCGCCGGTGCTGCCGGGCCGGTGACGGCCGCGCCGATAGCAGCGCCCGCCGGTGCGCCAGCAGCAGCACCGCCGATCATTTCGGGCAGTTCGGAAACCATCTGCGCTGCCGACGACGCGAGGGATTGCCACCACTTCGCATGTTGTGGGTCGAGGACAATATCCGGCATCCGGCCGCGCGCAATCAGCCCGCGCGTGCTGCCTTGATACCCGGCGTCCACCGCTTCCGAAAAGGTAGACGCAATGCGCGGCTGCTTGCGGCGGTCACCGAATACCTGCGCGTCGCTCATCGGCTGGACGCCGAATACTTCTTCGTCGGTCATCGGCATTACTGCACCCACCCGTCAGCGGTCCACTTCAATTTCCCTTTCGGCGTGTCGTAACTCGCGCCAATTACTCGGTCTTTCGCGGGCGGGATTGCGTTTGTCGAACCCCGCGCGCCATCCTTAACCTGCTGCGCGCCAGCGGCCAGCGCCTGCGCGCCGTTTGGCATGTAGGTGCTGATGTGCTCGGGCGAGAAAAAATAATCCTTCGACTTCGGGTTCATCAGGTCGCGGGGATTCTTTTTGTCGTTGCGCATGACCTCGACCTGCTGGAAAAAGTCCGATCGAATGCGCGCGGTCACGTCCTGCACAATCTCGGGCTGCATCGCCAGCATCGGGTTTTTGCCGACCGCATTGGATACGTTGCCCAATTGCGTATTCACGTCGCGCTCAAATGTATTGGTGCTGCCGTCGCGCAATCCCTTGAACCGATCCTCGAGGAACATTTCCTCGCGATAGTTCAGTTTGCCGTCGCGATACGCCTGCCGCACGTTGTCGACACTGAACGACTTTTTCGGGTCGCCGTCGGCCGCAATCATGTCCCCCCACAGTTTGCCCACTGCGGCGTTGTTGCGCGTCAGCGCGTCGCTCTCTGCCTCTTTCGCGCGCCGGTGCATTGTGTCGGCCAGGTGTTGTTTCTCCACCGACGTCAGCGTCGAGTCCGCCATGATCTGCTGGTAGCTCGGGCGCCCGCCGTTCTCTTTGCTCGGGGTGTAAATACGCTGCATAAACGTATTCATCACCGCTTCTTGCTTGTCCTTTTTCTCGCGTTCAGCGGCCAGTCGCTGCGCCTCCCCCAGCGTCTTTTTGGCGTTGATTCCAACGTCGGCTTCGCGCAGCATCGTTTCTTTTTGCTTCTGGTCGAGCACGCCGTCGAGTTCACCCTTCATCAGCTTTTCGCGCGCGAGCTCGGGCGCACCGTTCTGAACCAAACCGCGAATCAATCCCTCGCCCAACTGCGCCTTGGCGATTTCCTGCAATTCCAATCGCTTCGCCGCGGGCAGGTTCGCATACCTTGAATTCGGGTCGTCGATCGCGGACTTCGCCTGCGCGACCGCGTTGGCGTAACCTGTCGGGTCCGTGATCAGCCCCGCCGACAGATTGCCCACCATGTCGGTGTAGTCCTGCTTGGCCTTCAGCGCGTCGAGTTCGGCTTGACCGCCGATCGCTTTGCCGACAAACGCATTCGTCATTTCACCAGAGAGCCGGTCAAACGTGGCAGCACCTTCGCGCGTCGCGACCGTGCTGCGCATCTGCGTGAAATAGTCGGCCATGTCCTTCTGCATAGTCGGCACCAGCGTCTTGTCGCCGGGCTGCGTAGTTTTCATGCGCTCGATCAGGTTCTGCTGCCAGTCGAGTTGCGCCTTCGTCATCGCGGAGTGAACGGCCGTCACGTCGTCCTGCACCTTGATCTTCTGGTTGACGTCGACGATCGCCTGCCCGCCTTCAGCCAGCGCGTCCAGCCCGCGCGATTCGTACGCGCCAAATGAGGCTGGCGTCGCCTGCGTTTGCAGTGAACCTTGGGGTGTCACGTCTTGTTCGTAGGGTCGGATTTTTGCCATGATTTATGCCGTCAGCAAGTCAGCGGTATAGTCGGAACCGACGCTGTAGTCTCGCGCCCCGTCCGATACACCGTGGATCGTATTACCCGGCGGCGCGTTCGCTTTAATGCCTGCGTAGCCTTTTCCGATCGCGCCGCCCGCCCCTAGCAACCCGGACGTCGACGCGCTCGACGACGCCATGCTGTCAAGCCCCGCCTGATTTTGAAAGCCCGCCGCGCGCAGCGCGTAATTGTATTTCGTCGTCAGGTTGTCCAGCGTCGCCGTTCGCACGCTGTCCTGCAGCACATCGACCGGCGAACCCTGTGTGCCGTCTACACCGGACGCGCCGTAGTTGGCGGTCATGGCGCCGATCTGTAGCCGTGCCGTGCGGTCCTGCTTTGCAGCAGCAGCGTCGCCCTGTTGCGTGGCGATCGTCGCGTTCTGCTGCGCGATCTGCGAATTGTAGTCAGCCGACTTAGACGCAGCCGATGCCGACGACATCGCGCTGAGTGCTTGAATTCCCATCAGTATATAAGGTAGAGCAGCGACTGCCATTATCGTATCCTCACGTAAAGCGTGTAACTGCCACCCATCGGTTCTTCGTGAAAGCCCAATGCCTTCGCCCACCGATGCCCCGCTTCAAATCCATTTGCCACTTCCATTTCAATACGGTGATACGGAAACTCATCGATACACCGCTTCACTGCACTGTGGAACGCCAAAAACTCACTTCTTTGCAACGCGCCGATGGCCACCCACAGCAGCGCCCGGCATCTTCCCGGCAGCGGCACGACCCCGCCGCAGGCCACTATTCGGTCGTCAGTCGTGGCTGTCCACGATCTTTCCCTTTCCAATACCCTCCGGTGTACGTCCGTCATCGCCGCAACTTCAGCTTTTTGCTCGGGCTGCACGTCAAGCCAATCAAAATGCCAGCCCTCAAACGGAATAACCTTAATTGCCATCTTCGGTGTCTATCCTCGCGACCAAGAGTGATACGTTGCTCGGCAACGGCTGCGACTGCCGGAACCCGACATACGCGCCCTGCACTGGCCCCTGTTCGTACGGCCACGTCTTGAACCCGCTGAACAGCGCGGGCGGTGCGCTCATCGCGTCTGCCGTCAGGCGGAACGTCTGCGGTGTCCATGTGTCGACGCCGTTCTTGACCAGTAGCCAATCCAGCCCGAGCGATTGCCACAGCCGTATAAACACTTTGAACACGCGGCAGAGTTTCCCTTGCGCGACACCGTCGCCCGCACCTGCCTCAATACTCATCGTGCGGCACACGCTGTTGTAGCCAAAACCGATCTGCACGGTCGAAGCACTCCGCTGCAACGTAATCGCGCCACCCGACACTGTGCAGTCCGGGTGTGTCGCGCCATCGGCGAGCACTTGCACTGTTTGCCCTTCCAAGTGCGCCAGTCCGGTGATCGTCGTCGCCGGTGCGCCCGAATACGTGAGCGATGCGTCGACGAAAACACCGTTCGCGAGCGTGTCGCCATCCGACCAGAACTTCGACATGACCTCGACGTATCGCTTCGTCCCGCCGTTGATGTAGCGGTTGACGATGACCCACACCTCGTCGCGCGTGGCGTCCGAACTTGGTATCGTCGACACGGACTCGGCAATCGCGCCGACAGTTTTGCCCGCGTTCGAATACCCGCCGATCGGGTGCCGGTGCCAGCCCCACACCTCCTGGTCAAGCTCGTAGGTCATGCCGATCAGTTGTCCGTCGGCGCGCACACCCCACACGGTCGAGTATGGAAGCTCGGCCACCGCTATCTGCGAGATACCGCCGCCGGGGACGTGCTCGGCAACCACCGTGCGATCCGCCACCTGAAATCCGTCGATCGTGAATACGTAGGTCAGGTCGCGCACTTTCTTCCCGCCGCGCACCACGAACAGCACCGCTTTACCTTTACGCGCGCACTGCACCTGCGCCGACCCATAGGTCGTCGACTGCTTGGCCTGCACATTGGTCGGGCTGATCGCGCTGGTGTTGTCCGACGCGCGCACAATCCATTCGCCACCGGCGGTGCCCACCAGCAGGCCGTGCTCGTCGGATGCCATCCAGCGGATCGCGTTGACCGTGTTGGCGTTGAGGCTGAAAGCGTAGCTGCGGTTCGCCGGCACCGTGCCGTCGGGGTCCGTCGGCGCCATGTTCTCGTAGTCGGACGAGTTCGACCCGTCCAGCCGCTGCGGGTACTGCGTGCAGCCGCCGAACACCAGCCGGTCCTCGTGGAACGTGACCGCACCCGGGTAGCCGTTCAATGTGCCGTAAACGCCCAAGCGCCAGGTTGCCGCGGCCGCCGCGCTCGATGGCGCTGCGGTGACGGTCATCGTGACGTGCGTGGTGTCGGTGAACGCCGTGATCGTGCCCCAGCCCCAATTCGTGCCGGACTTGAACCGCAGCAAACGCCCGACGTCGGATACCTGAAAGCCCGCGCCGCCATTGATGCCGGTGACGGCCGACGCGGTCACTGTGATGCCGGTTCCGGGCCCGGCGCCCGACAGCGTGAGAGTGGTGGCCGTCGCATTGGTCGACAAATACGGCCCGTCCGTCAACGCCAGCGCGACGAGTTTCCAGGTTGTCGCGCCGAAGCGTTGCAGCTTCATCGGCGCGTAGCCATTGTGGGTGATGTAGAGCGTATCCGCCGACTGCGTGAAATTGAGCGCGAACAGGTCCGCTGTCAGGTACGGCGTCGGGATTTCGTAGATCGTGCCCGTCAGCGGATACCAGTACGTGACGTTCGGAGGGGCATTGCCTGTCGTGGCCGCGATGCAGTAATAGTTGACACCACCCTGCACGACCAGATCGCCAATGTTGTACGCCGTGGCGCCGCTGTACGCGGCGACGCCCGCGACCTGAAGCTGGCCGTCGTTAGCATAAAACCGGATATATTTATTTCCGAACTCAAGCTGATAGGCTTGCGTAATCGAAAACTCGAAACGCTGCAGGCGCGTCTTGGCGGTGCTGTCCTTTACCTCGGCGACAAACCGCGTGCCCGACCGTCGAGTCAACATGCCCTGCACCGTCGGCACATAGTTCTCGCACGTCTGCAGTGCCGCTTTATATTTGTCGATGTTGATGCGGCCGTAGGCGAGCGGCGACCACTCGCCGCCATTGAAGTTGGTCTGCGCCCATGTGGCTTTCGGCATGGTCAGTTCCTTGCCGTAATCCAGTCGTCGTCGGGCGGATCCTGCGGCAAAGATTCAAGCGCATCCGTGCGCCGGGCTTCCGACATGACAAACTTGTAGTCCTCACCGAGTGCTGCTTTTTTCGACGTGGAATTTGTGAGCTTTTCGCACAGGTCGGCCGCAAGGCTGATCGAAAGCGCGTCATAGAACGACGGGTCGAACTGCGTCACGTCCTCTATGTCAGAGATATAGCGCAACGACAACGACACGCCGGTGCCCGAGCTTGACGTGCTGCCAGTGATCGGGGAGTCTGCCCATGTGGTCAGTATCTTGCCGCCCTCGACCGACCAGTCGAGCGTCGAGTCGTTCGGCAGCAACACCCGCAGGCAGTCCGCCGGCAGCGTGAACGCATACGTGAATTCAAACGCAGGCGCCACGGAGTCTGCCGCGAGCACGATACGCTTGATCGCAAAGTTCCAGGGATGCCGACGCAATTCACTGCGTCGATTGGAGTCATATTGAACCGCGCACGCGCGCGCTTCAGGTGAATTGTCGGTGACGTCGACAATCGTGGCCGCGCCCAAGCGCAGCAGTGCGCTGTTACATACGTCGGTCTTGGATTGGGCCATTCATCAGCCCAGCCCGACCAGGAAGGCGTAAACCGCCGAAGGCGGACCGCCGGAAATAAACAGCCGCACGTTGCCGGCGGGGAGGTCGATACCCGTCTGACAGCCGGGCAGCGCGGTGAAACTTACCGCCGACCCGGAGAATACCTGCACCGTCATCCATGTGCCGTTGAGCGACTGCATCTGCAACGCCAACGTGGCGCCCGCCACTGTGCCTTCGACAAAGAACGTGTACTGACCGCCCTTGATACCGACGGCCGAACCCGTCGCCGCCCCGTTTGAGAGCAGCGTGTAGTTGTCTGAATCGCAGCGACGAGTCGACATAGTCAGAATCCTTTGGTCGCTTTGCCCATGATGTAGTCCTGCAGCGCCTGCACCGTGATGGCCAACTGCTCCATGTTCGGCACATTCGCAGTCGTGTTGATCGCAACCTCGATGTCCTTGCCGGTCGTGGTCGCCTGTTCGACGATCGCGCCGGAATGGATACCCGCGCCCACGTTCAATCCGTAAAAATAAGTGGCCATGCGCTATTCCTTTCTGACGGGGCAGGGAGCGCCGCGAGGCGCCCCCATTCCGTTATTGAGGCATCGAGTAGTAGAAGTCGACGACCAGGACGCCGGACGCCGGCAAGTTCGCCGTGCCAATCGTGACGATGACCTGTTCCTCGGCCGTCAGCGCCGGATCCGCTGCGCCCACAACGGCGGTCTTGCCAAACAGCGTCGGCAGATCGGTCGTGGTGAACGCCGCAGCCGCTTTGTATTTCGCGGTGCTGGCGGCCGTGCCGATCGCCAAGGTGGCCGATCCGCTCGACGTGTCGGAAGTCAGCACGCCGAACGCGAAGGTCGCGCCGGCGGGCAGGTTGCCCACGACCAGCGTGTCGGTGCCGAACACCTGGGACGCGTAGGTGAAGGTCGCGCGCAGCCGTTTAAGCCGGGCTTGATACACGGTGGCGCGCGGCTTGTAGCCGACAGGAGCCGCCGTTTGATTGGCGGAACCGCCCAATTCAGTCGAAAGATATGCAGACATGATGGTGTCCTTTCAGGCTTACTTGCAGTTGATGATGCCACAGCGTTTTTCTTCGAGGCGCGCGCCACCGAACGTGCCGGTGACATACACCTGCCAGGAATTACGCTTGTCGGGACGGCGATCGACCGAAGTGGTGATGTCGTTCCACAGCCCGAGAGCCATGCCCGACTTCGCCCAGAACGGAACCATCCAGCGGGTGCCGGTGACGTATTGACCGTCGGTGTCGCTCGACGCAATCGACGGATTGATCGCGACGTTGTAGTTCGCCGCACCCGGAATGCGCTCGGTGTGGATGAAGTTGAAACCCATGAACGAGGTGATCTTGCCGTCGACCAGCACAGGTTTGGTGTTGTAGTCGAGGCTGACCGCTTGCGCTTCGTTCAGCAGGTTGTCGTGCTGCTGCGCGGAAATCGCCATGAACAACTGGTCGTTGTCGATGTCCACATCGGCTTGCAACAGGATTTTCTTCGCCGCGCGCAGCTTCGCGATATTTAGGCCGGTGGCCGCCGACGCGCCCGTGGTCGCAGCGACAGACTGGCTGTTGCTGTTGTAGGCGTAGAGCAGGCCGGTCGTGGTCGTGCCGTTCTGGCCGGTGTTGTTGCTGTTCAGGATGCCGCTGATGATTTCGTCGTCGATCGCGCGGCCCATCGCCCAGGCACCGGCCATCGTGTACGGACCCGACGCATCGACCAGCATGCGCAGCTTGTCCTGCGAGTCGATCAGGTCGGCCCAGTCGTAGTCGTTCGGGTAAATCCAACGCTTGTCCTGCGGCGTGGAAATGAGCGGGGTGTCGCTGTGCCGCGCTTGATTGCGCACCGGCGAAACGGAACCGAATTGCTCGGCCATCGAAGCGGCTTGACCCACGAACGCGAAGTTCTGGACGGCGCTGCGAAGGCGGGAACCTTGCTGTTGAAGCAGCATTGCAACATTCGTCGAGTACTGCTGGACGAATGCATTGTTTACGTTGACGGACATGGTGTCCTCCTAGCGGGTTGAAAAGTCAGTTCAATCGCGGCCTTTTCTGGCGGCTGCGTTTCCCTGGCTTGACCTCGCTAGGCGGGGGGCCAAATCACTTGCCCATCTGCGGCTTGTCCCTCGCGGGGGCCGTTACTGCGGTTCTCCTTTACCGGCGGCTTGTCCCTTGCGGGGGCTTCGGCAAACCCAACGTGTTGCTATTTTCACTACGCGTTGGTGTTTTCACAACAGCATTGTAAAACGACTCGGCCTGATTTGCAACACCTACCGGATCCCGAGGGAATTCAACGAGGCGCGAAGCCGTTACCGCGAGCTCGAAACAGCGCAGTCGAATCTCTTTGTCGTCCATTACTGCTGGTCCGGGTAGGCGTATTTGTGCAACTCGGCCATTTTGGCTTTGGCCGTCGCATCGCCTTTCAGATACGATGCGACGAACGCCTTGTCCTGCTTCAGCGTTTCGATCTGCGACTTCGCCGCGGCCGGCGTCAGTGCGTCGCCGAACGTGTTTTCGGTGCGACCACCGACGAAACCATCTTCGCCCAGGCCAGCGCCGATCTTGGCCAGCAACGTCATCGTGCCGTGGTGCCCGAGCGATGCTTCCATCTTGTCGATCGTCTTGGCGTCCAACCCCAGCTTGCCGACTACCTCTTTCGCGATGAACACGTTTTTGTCGTGCGCGGCGCCCCACTCGACTTTGAGTTTGGCATCATCGGCGGCGAATGCCTGTGCCTTCTGCGTCGCCTGCGTCGCGGCCATATTGGCGACGTGCTCGTTCCATTTCGTCGTCACCGCTTCGGCCTGCTTTTGCGTCAGGTTCGCACCGTGGAACCACTCGGCGGCCTGCTTCGCAAATGCGCCATCATCGCCCGCGGGTACCGCGATCTTGTAATCCTTCGCTTCAGCCGGCGTGCCGAGCTTGCCCCAAAACGCTTTGACTTCTTCAGGCGTCGCCTTGTCTCCGGGCATGACCAGTCGTTGATCGACGGGCGCGGAAATGAATTTCTCGGCGCCCTTGTACGCGGCCAGAATGTCGGTCGGCGCTTTCCAGCCTTTGTTGGTGACGTAGCCGACGTCGAGTTCGGGCACGTCTTTGCCCAGCCATTCGAAGCCGGCGGCAGGCGCGGCCGCGCTGCCATTCGCCGCAGGGGTAACGACTGTCGTGCCCCCGCCGCCATTGCTGTTGTTGCCATTGTCGTTGCCGCCTACCGCGGCGGACGCTTGACCGCCGCTCGCGCCGCCATCGCCACCCGATTGATCCATCAGCACGTAAAAATTACGGTTCATTGGTCAGTTCCTTTATCTTCGGTTGGAAGGGTGGCGCCGTAGAGCGCCCATAGTTGCTCGTCACTCAGTTGCAAGTGCCGTTGAATTCGAAGCCACACCTCGCGCCGACCTTCGGCGACAGCGTGCGCGCGCGCATCGGCGTGGAACGTGGACTCGTTCGCGCGGCAGAATTTGGCCAGGTCGACCATGACTTCGTGCCCGAAACCACTGGACAGAAAAACCTTGATGTAGGCGGTGCGCCGGCGCGCGAGGAATTGTTTTGCTTGCTCAAACATTCGCGGCAGTTTTCAGTCCGTCAGGGTTGCCCGCTTTCGCCAACGCGGCGATGCCCGGCAATGCTTGCGTGAGTTGTGCTGCGTCCTGCGCTTGCTTGCGCCCTTCGCGCAGCGCCTGCACCGATTTCGGGTCGCGGATAAACCGGATGGGCACGGCATTGATGTCGGCCACCTCGGGGATGATCACGTCGATGTCGAAGTTGTCCATGATGCTCGGGTCTTGCGTCTGCGCGGCCACTTCACCAGCCCACTGCATCGTCCGCATGACGCCCGCACCTTCTTCGGCGCGCATCGCGCGGTTCAGCGGCGCGTCGTATTCAATTTTGTATTGCCCGCGCGCTTCGACCAGTTCCGGCGGCGGGGGCGGCAGCATGCCGTTTCGCGCCAACAAATCGAACTCGCGCACAATCTGCGGCCCGATGTCCTCGCTCTGCACACGCCCCATCGTGGGGGAAAGCAACGCGCCTTTCTCGCGGGCACGCTCGAGCACTTCGGTCGCCGTGGTGCCCGACTTCGGATCCACCAGAATCTGAAACAGCGTGGTCATAAACTCGTTGTTGATGGCCATGCGCTCATCGTCCATCAACTCTTTGCCGATCGTCAGGTTCCCCGTCGGCAGTTCATGCACAAGGCGCTGGCCCTGCGCGTTGACCGCGCCCATGTTGACCGAGCCCGGCTTCAACGTGAAACCCGACAGGATGCCGTCGTCGTGCGCCAGCAGGACCGGGTCGACGACGCGGTGGCCCTGCTTGATGATCGTTTTCTTTTCTTCGTTCAGCACCTTGATCGCCGGCAGCACGTTCATCGCCGGACTGCGGCCGTAGATTTCGCCGGGTGCCGTGATGTAGCGACCAACCGAATAGGGGAACGTGTAGTATCCGTCCTCGCCCATCAGGTCACGGGTGTCCTTGCAAATCCACCAGGAGCCAAACCGCTTCGCCGTTTTCGCGAGCCCGCGCGGGTTGTAATCCTCGCGCGGCTTCACGCAATGGATCATCTGTTTTTCTTCTTCGGGCTTCGACTCCAACTGCGACTTCAGCGACTCGGGAAAGGTGTCCGGCCACTTCTGCTTGATCTGGCGCAGCGTCATCTTGAACCGGCGATACACGGTGTCGACGACGCCCTGGTGATTGACGGCCATGAAAAGCTCGCCCAACTGAATGTGGCGATACCGCAGGCCGCGCCCATACTTCGGGTCCAGCATGTCGGTGAACAAACCGCTGGTGCCGAACGCGCCGATCGACACGTAGCCGTCGTGCTTCTGCGCCTGGAAGTTCGCACTCGCGGCGTAGCGATAGTGGAACATCAAGTCGTTGCATTGCTCAAACCACAATGCCACGTTGCGAATCTTCTGCAGGTCGGGGTCGGTGCAGCGCAGCCGGTGCCATTTGCCATTCGCCGGCGTCAGCATCGACTCCATCGCCGCGGCGAAGCGGAACAGTGCCGTCGTCGCAGTCGTGTCGTATTGATCCTGCCCGCGCTTGACGCCGGGCGTCATGTTGCCTTGCGCATAAAACGATGTCGAGTAATACGGCAGCACGCACCGGCTTACGTCCTCCCAATGCGACTCCCAAATGCCGCGCTTGCTGGCGAGATAGTCGAACTCTCCCAGCAATTTATCGACCGCTGCCTTGTTGGCGTCGCGGTCCACTCGCGGCTTTTGATCATCGGCCATCAGGCAGACCCGAGCAACTTCTGGCTGGTGGTCGTGCCCGCGCTGTTAAGGCCGGCGCCGCCGGTCAGCACGGTGCTGGAACTGCCGGCGAGTTGCGCTTGCCGCTGTTTCTCGGCCGCCGCGTCAAGCTGCGCCTGGCTGTTGTCGACCGTGGGCGCTACCGGGGCGGCAACTGGCTGCTGTTGCTGCCCGACGCCAAACAGGCTGGAAAGAAAACTCATAAGCACCCCGCCAGTTGCAAAATCGCAACATGTTGTGAAAATCTCATTTTACTCGCCAAACAAGTTGTAGTCCATGCCTTGCGCTGTCGCCACCTTTCGCTGGTGGTGAACGCCCGCTCGAGCGTCGCGCCGCGCGAACTTCTTGACGAACGTGCAGCCCAGGGCATCAGTGTCGTCCGGGCTCGGAAGCCCCCTGTCAGCCATCTTTTCTTTGGATTCCAAAATAACTGTGCTACTCCGTCCGACGAAATCATATTCCCGCGCCGGCATTTCGGTCAGCAAATCGGGGCTGTCGTCCAAGCAGCCACCCGGCAGCCACGCGCGAATTTCCGCCCACATATAAGTGGACAGGTTCGCCCACGCCTCGTCCGGTGATTTGGCGCCGAACCAGACTTCGTGAATCTTGTATCCCCGCGCCTTGAGCCCATCGCATATCGCGGATCCGGTGTTGCCGGCATCGATGCACACGCCATCGGGGTCAGTCTTGTCGATCCACTCGGCTATCAGGTTTTCCATCTTGACGCTATCGTAGCCCTTGGCCGTGACCCGTGGAATGCTGCGCGCGTCGCGGCCCTGCCGCCAGCGAATGACCGACGACGCATTCCCGAAGCGTGCGATGTCCACGCCCATTATCAAGGGGGCATTCGGGTCTTTGATGAGCGGACGACGCTGCGCTTCGACCACGGCGGTGCGGCTGATGAACTGGCGCTCGCCCTGCTTCGGGAATTGGCCCAGCACTTCGACGCGCACCGGGTCGCTGTCGATTCCATTCTGATCGATGATGTGCTGATACACCGCGGGGTCGGTGCCCTCGACCGTTCGGCTGTCAATCTGCCGCCGGCGCCAGGCGTCGCGGTTCTTGTGGTGCGTTTCAAAGAACGCGCCGCTCGGCCGACGACCATTTGAAAAGAGGTGCCAGTAGCGGTGCAGCACGGGCTCCGTGAAAAAGCCCTCGGTCACGCCAAAAATCTTTTCGTGAATGCCGGAAGCCTCGTCGTATATGACCTGCATGCCAAGAGGATTGTGCGCGCCGGCGAAGCCATCGGGGTTTTCCTCGGACCACAGTTGAGCCTGAGCGTAGTAGTAGCCGGTGTCGATCTTCAGGTCGCGCTTGACCGCCGTGTCGAACCATGCCGCGGGCTTGAGAGACAGCGCCGATCGGTCGAACCAGTGCGAGTTGATCGCCAGCGTGTGCCACTTGCCGACCTCCGCCCACGTTTTCGTTTTCAATTGTGACTCGGTGTTGGCCGTTACGATCGTCGTGCTGCCAATGTTGCACGTCATCTGCCAGTTGACCAGCCATGACACCAGCGCGGACTTGCCCGGGCCGCGGCCGGATACGGTGGAGCAGCGCATCACGGCGGGCACAGCGCCCATGTCGATCGCGTTTCGGTTGTCGGCGATGTGCTGGCTGATGTCGTCGAGGTATTGCGCTTGCCAGCGCCTCGGACCATTGATGCCTTCGAGCGGCGTGCCGGGCGCATTCCAGGGGTAGACGAACATCACGAAGCGCAGCAAGTCCTCCGCGATGGCCGGATTCCACAACTCGAGCATGAGTTCGCGTTCTTGTTTCGGGTCGACGTTCATTGTTGAGGTTTTTTCAACTTTGTTTTTACAAATTGAAAAATTAAATTTGTGACGGAGGGGGTGACCGAAAGGCTGGCCGGCCGGGCGAATTCCGGCCCCCTCCCCCGGCCGGCACCCCCCTTCAGGAATTCAGGCGCCTGCGTCATTCGAAAACGTCCCAGGCTGATCCATCATCGCTATTAGCGGATACTGATTGATTACCAGTGCGCCGAATAGGCGTAATGTCCGTGTATTCAATAGATTGCACATCGGGCGATTGTTCAAGGTTGCATACTGGTTGCAAACTGGTGCGTTTGCGCGCCTCGATCAGAGCTCCGCCGATGTCGATCCGCTCTGTGATGTTTATGTCGAGCTTGTCGCCGTATCGTTTGCTTGCGCGCCTGGCCAGTAGCCATTTGATATTGTCGGACTGCAGGCGCAATAGCTGCACATCCTTATCTAATTCAATCACATCCAGCAAATCATCGGCCAATTCATCAAGCCCTTGATCCCGCGCGCGTGCGAATCGTTCGCGAAAGGTTAGGTCATGTTCAAGCGTTCCGTACAGCGTGTCACTGTGACAAGCTATTGATTTTAATATCTTTTTAATTGATGTGCCTTCGCGCGCCAGTGCGAGAGCTTGAGATTGTTGGTCTGCGGAGAGTGTAGCCATTTAGCGCGTGATTCTACCACGCCGACCGCAATTCGCGGCATATTGTGACGTTTTACGGCACTTGGCGCATTTGGCCGTTGTAGTTAAATCAACGTGTTAGCGATTTACCACAAGCGGGCATAGCTGTTGCTCAACAGTCTGTCGCGTCACACGTTGTTACTTTCTCAACTTAACTGGAGTAATCACAATGTTCAAAACAACTGCAGCGTATGTATCGGGCGGCATATGTGGCCATCTTTGGATGCCTGCTGTTTTGGCGGGCACAACTATTCACGCCAATCTGCGTGGCCCTTTCGGCTTTTTAGAGAAAGGCGAATCGCTCGCCGACGGGCTTAGTGCGCTGCTAAACCGGAACGGTGGCGATTTTCAAAACGCACAGTTCACATCTGACACCGTGTTGCGCATCGAAAGGCGCGCGATAGATTCGCCTGGTAAATACCGCATCCATGTGCGTGAACTGGAAATAGGCAAACTCGCGCCGGCATTGGTGCGCGCGGATTCTTTTGTCGCTGACTTCATGGGTGACGAATGACCACCCTATTTATCGCAATCGTAACCAGTGGCGCCCTTATCGCGGCGCCGATCATCAAACTTATTAGGAGGTTTTGAACATGGCCAACACTATCGGCAATTCAGACAATGTAATCGACTCGCGCGACGTGCTAGCGCGCATTGAATATCTGCAGGGGGAAATAGACGCGCACGACACGCAGGTCGCCGACGATCATCAGGCAGAAACCGATTGCACCGATGAAGCGGCCGGCGAATATGCGGCCAGCATCATCGGTGCGCCTGATGACCCAATGGAAAGCGAGCGTAACGAACTGGCCGCCCTTCAATCGCTCGCCGATGACGCCAGCGGCTACGCTGCAGACTGGCAATACGGCGAAACGCTGATCCGTGATTCCTATTTCAAGGAATACGCCATGGAACTGGCGGAGGATATCGGCGCCATTGACCGTGACGCGAAATGGCCGAATACCTGCATCGATTGGGAACAAGCCTCAGACGAATTGAAAATGGATTACACGCAGGTCGATTTTGACGGCGTAGCGTACTGGATTCGCTAAATCGCCGACCTTTTGCGCCTGTGCCATTGGTGCGGGCGCAACGGGTTGCCGATTTGGCAACTTTTTAGCGGAGGTTTTATGTCACCCCCACGTAACGCAGACCTAAAAAACTGGCCGGTTCGGACCCTTGCCCGGGATATTTTCCGGTCTTTAATCGTCGCCTGCGTCATCCTGGGCGGAAGTTTTGCGCTTGGCGTCGTTGAGGCATTACTGCGGAGGTATCTGTAATGGATGATATTTTGTTTTCTGTGGCCTGGCAGTGCGGAGATAAAGATTGTGCGCAACAATGGCACAAATCAGCGTATTGGATATACCCGGGCAAAAAGCGCGCGACATATTCCGTAGACAATTACTCCGACGGGGATCACGAAACTATCGGCGCGCGCGATTTGCCCGCAACCGCGGAAATTACGAAATCCTGGGTAGCCTATTCGCGATTTGTGCTCGAAACTGGAACCGATCCGTTAGCCGAATTTTTCGTTAAATACGAAACCAAAACGCGCGAACGCTGGGAATTCAAATTCTCAAAATCCATCGTCGGGCCCATGCTGCAGCAGGCCCGGCGGCGCGGAAAACAATATACGGCGCCTAATCTGCCATCGCACGTCCGCGAATACCTAAACCTGCGCAAATCCGGCGCGCCGACACTGCAGGATTTTAAAACGGCGGCCGAATTTGAGGCGGCCGGCTTGCACTTCAACGTGTGGCAGGCGCACAGCATCGACAACAAACGCCCGCGCGACCAGGCGGCCATAGCAAAAGACTTGCGCAGGCTCGCGCGCAAGCACCTGAAACGGGAGTTTTCAAAATGACCACTAACGCCCTCGCAATTCTCGCCGAGCTACGCGGCCAGTCCGACACGTCGGCCAAATACCGGGCGGAGGCCATAAACCGCTATCACGTCCCGGGCGAGCTCGAAATCGGCCAGCATGCCGAAGTCAACCGCACCGACAAGGGCGCCTGGATCCGCGCCTACGTATTCATTCCTAAAGCGGAGGTCAAAACCTGATGCCCCATTCAGTGAGAGACAGCCCGGCCGCGTGCCGGGTTTTCTTTTGCCTGGTGCCGGCGGAGGTCGATCCACTATCCGCCCGACAGCCCTGCCGGCCATCAATGAGACAGCGCCCGACCTCGGTAACCCAGTAACACCCCGGTAACAGCCTAACCCCTTCAATCAAAAGCAAATAGCTATATGTATCTACTGTTATTTATATTTATAAAATACTACCATACATACTGCATAAGGGTTATGCCCCATCCCTGTTGGGGGTTATGCCCGCTGGTTGTTGCGCGCCCAGCCTGACTGGTCGGCAGTCCCTTAGCATTGCGATTTCGACAATAAATCGTAGTATAATCATTGTTCTGACCTCAGTAACAGCCCCCTAGTAACAGGTGCGAACATCAGGAGAATCCTATGTCCCGAGTCATTTATAATGGAAAATCATGGAGTTATCTGCCAATAAGTGAATTGAAGATCGATGATTCACTATTCGTACGAGAGGATGCCATCTCTCGGGAAGCGGTGCGCAAGGCAGCCAAGAGCGCAGGTAAAAAGGTGAAGATGCTCTCAGGGCCGTATACCGGCTACTTCACTGTCTGGATCCCGGAGCCGCCCGAGACTGAGCAGCGCCGTCAATACATCCGGCGCACGGCTACCGAGATTCAACTGGCCAAGCGCCGTGCCGAGCGGCGAGCATGGCACCGGGCGCAGAGCGAGCCGGTCGACGTCTTTGCCTAGGGTTATGCCCCCGTCTTAATCCAAGTCACCGGCGACGCCCACGCCAGTTGCACGCTGTCGATCATCTTTTCTTCGGCAAGCTGGCTGATCAGGTTGTAGGTGCCGCGGGTGTAGCCCCGGCGTACGAAGCGGACATAGCGTGGCCCCTTGGGCGCGACTTGCACGACGCACAGGCGGCCCACCACATAGGCGTCGACGTCCTGGCGCGGCGTGTAGTAGACAATCCACCCATCCATGAGCTCGAGCGCCGACCCTGCGGTCTGATAGCGCAATGCGGCACTGCCTTCCGGCAGACCTTCAGGTGATGGCACCCGGCGCGGTCCTGTGGGCTTTTCCAGGGTCACAACGCTGTCGTCACCTATCCATCCGGTGATCAGGACGCTTTTGCCGGCACCCGCCATCACATCGATGCCCGCGGCGGCCAGCACTTCAGGCAATGGCACGCCGAGCGTTTCAGCAAGGCATTGAGCGTCGGTCAATTGCACCTTGCGGTTGCCGCGCAGCATGTGAGATAGCGACGCCGGATCCATTTCCAGCTTGGCGGCGACCTGGCGATGGGTCAGCTTTTTATCTTCGATGCGATCGAAGAACCATTTGGTGTCGATGGGCAAGGGATTAGCTGGGGCAGTTAAATTGTGGAGGTGCATTTTAGGCTCCGAGGTTGGTGAATGGCAAATGTCACAGTCGAGTGCTAAGTCTTTGGAAACATGAGGCGAATCAGCAGCTTTCTTCATGACGTTTTCCCTCCCTGTTTATATATTCTCAACTAATTGCTGCGAAGTCTGTTCGCTGCCGTACACAGAGTCAATAGGACAAAAGGCAGAGCGGTCGTAGGATGTGTCCTACACAACGGCTTGCGATTTCATTTATTTTTTACTCAATGCGTTGCTTTATTCTCAATGTGCCGATAGAATCCCGCTCCATGAACTCTGAAATAAACGTGTTTGAAGGGCTGGATGTCCCGGCCAAGCGCAAACCCCCGATGACGACCCAGGCCGATCGCGTCATCAAGAAGTTCGGCGGCGCCTACCCTCTCGCGCGTTTGCTGG